AAAAAAAGGAAGAATGAAAAAATGGCTTTTTCTCTTCCTACTGTTATCCCCCTCGGTAGCAAGAGCAGAATTAGTCACCCCCAATTTCACACAGGGGTCGATGAATTCCACAACAACAACGACTCAAGAGATCGTGGAGGAGATAACCATCACGACTTATGGTTCAGCATTAAACAAATGGTCTGGGGACAATATAACCCATACCTCAACCTCTTCAGGAGGTATAGCCGATTCAGATTCGGTATTCAACATGACAACAGCTGGTTCAGATTTCACTCTAGAAATCGTAACACGAGCAGCAAGTCAGGTACTAGAAATAACAGAAATAGAAAGAGAAATAGACACCTCTTCTACTACGGTATCCTTATCAGTCTTCTCTCAATAACACCAGTAAAAGCAGATGAAGGTGAAACAAATAACACCTCGAATCCAGTTGCAGCTGCTACCGGAAACGTCACAAACCAAGCCGTACAGTTCCAAAACAATGGAGCACCAAGTCGCCAGGTTATGGGGCCAAACATATCTTGTAACGGTTCAACAATGACCTTTAGCCCATTCTATATGGGCAATCATACAACCCCATTTGATGATCAGATGGCTCAACAGAGCTATACTGTAGCTGAAAACTGGGGCTTTCAAGTTAACTTCATGGTACCACTGGATAAGCGTGGACTTGAACAATGCCGGCGTATGGCAGCAAGACAAGAAGAAAAAATGCGATTGGACTACGAACTAGTCAGAGCATTGAAATGTGCCGAGATACAGACTAAAGGTTTTATGATTCATCCTAAGTCTGAACTATATCCACTATGTGCTGATATAGTACCAATTGCTTCATATTTAAAATCAGTCCAACAACCCCCAATCCCCAAGGAAAAGCCTTGGTACAATCCATTCTAAAACAATGATCCTATTAATTAAGCCCATCCTATTCGCCTTCTTGAAGTCAGACTCAGTAAAGAAGCTTGTAGTAGACCTATTAGAAGCTTATGTAGCTAGAACTGACAATAAACTGGACGATCAAGCACTTAAAATTGTAAAAGAAAAACTATTTAGTTAATCATGGCCCGTAATGGTAAAATGAAAGCTTCTCCAAAAGCTAAAACCATTGGAGGTAAATGTAGTGGAGGAGCTATGACCATGGAAGTCAGATATGATAAACATGGTAAGATGACGGATTCTTGTGGTAATAGAATAGGTACTATTATACCGCCTAAACCTTATAATCCGGATACTGATAAATCTGAAGCTATTCCATTAAAAAGCAAAAGTAAAAAAAAATGAAAGCTACAGAAAAACAGTTTAATGAGTTACATGGCCTTGTCACTACAGAATTCCTTACGAGGATCAAAAGTGGTGAGGCTACTACTCAAGACTTAAAAGCAGCCTGTGATTGGCTCAAAACTAATGATATTAGTGGTGTAGCATACGAAGGTAATCCCTTAGACAAGTTAAATAAGATAATGCCAAAGGTAGATCGAGAACTTGTTACAAGGAGAATGTATGGCAAAGTCTAAAGCTTACTACGATTCTCATCCTGCCGCTAAGGCTAAAAAGAATGCATATCAAAAGAAGTATATGCAAACAGAAACTGCTAAACGTATCAGACGTAGAGCGGATGAACATAGGCATAAAGGTTCCGTTGGAGATGGTAAAGACTATTCTCACCGTGACGGTAAACTAGTTCCTGAAGGTACCCACCGTAGTAAGGACAAAAAATTAAAACCTAATAGACGTAAACTATCATTTAAATAATCATGGCACATAGGAAAAAACCTACAACTAAAGAGGGAGTAAAATCCTGGAACGCTGAGCATAAAGGAACCAAAAAAAGTGGTGGTGGTTGGAAATATGCAATACCAGGCGTCGGACCGCTTTTAGCGACTTCGGACGCTAATAAAATTCGTAGTAGAAATCGAACAAAATTAACCAATAATAAGACTAATAATAACTTAACTCAAAAGGATAAAGACGATATTAGAAAAGAAAAGGAAACTGAATCAGTTGCTGTAACATCAGGACAGTATAAAAGAGTCAAGAAAGATGGAGGAACTGTTCTTCAAAAAGTTAATAAAACAGTTAATAAAAAGGTTGTTAAAAAAGACAAAGATCCTAATGCCGCATACAAACCTAAAGCAGGTACAGCAGCTTCTAGAATTCAACAGAAACTTAGAGATGGTGGGCATAAGCAAGAAGATTTAAATTTCAAAGCTAGAAGACATGATGATTGGAAAAAGGCTAGAAAGGCTGGTACTTTAGGTGATTGGGAGAAGAAATATCATCCAGGTAGAACACCTGAATACAGGAATAAAAAGAATAAGTCTTCATCTAAGAATGGTAGTAATAGATCAGGATTACAAGCTGGTAAAACTGAATCAACATCAACAGGTTCTCCCAAACATAAGCCTGGTGGTCCCAATAGTCAATTTAAGAAAGATGGAACGCCTAAGACACCGCTTAAGAAGAAGAAGAAGAAGCAAATTGGGACAAAACTAGCTGAAAAAATGTTTGGTTAGGAGGTAATATATGGCACTCGGATTAGGTAAAGCAGCTACAAAGGCAATCTTTAAAGCTGTTTCTAAAAATGCTGCTAACGAAGTCCTACCTGTTATAGGAAAAGAAGTTGCAGAACAAACATTTAAAAATTTAGATGTAACTGCAAGAGGAGCTTTGGAAGTTGTAGGTAGGAATGATTCATTTAAAAATTTAGCATTGGAAAGCCAGGACGCTTTCATTAAGCATATAGAGTCGCTACCAGTTAAGGACATCCCGCCTGAAGCTGAAGCAATTGATAGTATGTTTAAAAAAATGGATTCAACAGATCCTGAAATTCAAAATATAGGTCTAGGAGAATTTAATGAGGTAGATCAAGGTCTTCGTGGTGTTAATAATTCAAGGCGTGAAGCTGAGAGATTGCAAGCGAAGATGGATGAGGTTAGAGGTAAGCCACCTTTACCTACCCCTGAAAGTAGATTTACAGTTTCTAAAGGGAATTTAGCACCAGGTATAGAAGGAGCTGATCTAGCGTCCGAAGTTGCCGAAACTACGGAAATTCATAGAGGATTCAAAGCTTTCCAACAATCTGGTAAAAAATTAGGTGAAAGTCAATTAAGTACTGGTAGTACTATTGGATCTCTTGGTCAAAAGAAAAGTTTTAATTTAAGTGCCTTAGAAAAAGCTGAAACTGTTCCTCGTGCAGTAGTAACTGGTGAAGGTTTAGGAACAAAGATTATAAAGAAGCCTGGTTCTAGAGGAGGTAGATTAGAACCAATGGCAGAAATAGAGAATATGCCTTATAAAGAGTTACACCATATATTTGGTAAAGCTCCAGGGGAAAAGATTATATCTAATGTTTGGAAATTAATTGATGAAGGTAAAGCTACAGTAGAAGATCTGCTTAATCTAAATCATTGGGCTAAACATTATAGTGTTGGTTTGGGGGATTTTGGTGCAGAAGCTGTTAATCGTGTCCCACATTCTAGAACTCATTCACGTTCCCGTGCTTTTAAACGGGAAATGACAGCAAAGGAAATTAAAGAAATTCCAGAATTTGATAATATGGATGACTTAACTTCTTATTTCAGGGAAACTCTAGAAACTAGAACTATTCCTATGAGAGGTGAGTTAGATATACAACAAGGTATTTACGATCTGCTTCCACAGAAAATGAGACTAGATGTTGAAAAACTTAAAGTGGCTAAAGAACAAGCTTCTAGAGATTTAACTCAGACTTATAAAGATATATATGGAGAAAAAATGCCCGATACTCCTCCAGAAGTAAAGGATGCATATCAAACACATATATGGATTCAGAAGTATTTAGATGTTACTGATGATAGGTTAATTGAATTAGCTGAAAAATTAGATCAAGCTAGATTAGCTCAAGACATGCAAATGACAAAAGTAGTCACACAATTAGAAAAATTAGAAGCTGAAGAACTAGCAAGCCTAGATCGTAAAGCAATAAAAACTGGTAGACCAGGAAAACAAACATCTGCACGAGCACAACAGAAAATAGACTATTCTCAAGTAAGAGATGAAACCGATCCATACGAAATGTTAACTGGTAATGAATCTATGTGGGGAAACTAACTATGGCAAGAAGTAAAAAGAAACAACCAGCTAAGAAGATTAAATCTAATAGAACTAAGCTTATAGCAGATGCTAGTAAAGGTATTCTGACTAATGCTGCTATGGATAAAACTCTTAAAAAACTTGGTATTACAAAAGACGATTTATTAAAGATTAAATCAAGTGGTATGGGTACTCATATAAACATTCCTAAAGGATGACTGACGTAGTAACCGACCTAAAAGATGATTTTAAACTCTTCCTAC